ATTGTAATCTGTTATTGCGTCCACAATTTCTGACTTTAAAGTGTCTGCTGTTTTAGCAGTAGAGTTTTTATCAAACTTAGCATTAATTACTAACACAACTGAAGTTATTATTGGGTCAATTATTTCAGGTCTTACTGAAGCAACATTATAAGATTTTAATTTTGTTACTATATCTAATTTTGTAGCATTAGTTAAAGGAACACCTGACTGACCTTTGACTGCAATCTTAACAACACCATAAACAGGCGTTTCATCATCTTCACCACCCCAAGCACTAATAGATGTTGCATTAGGATAAATTGATCTTACTAAAGTTTCATAATCTGTTGTAGTAACTGCTCTATCTTGTGATGTATATTGTAAAGGTGCATTAAATCTAATTGATTCTTTTGTTTCAGGAATAGAACCACCTTGTGCTGATGTTTTAGTTACAACAGTTACATCTGAAAATCCACCTACTGAACCTTTTGCTGTAAAATTTGTTATACCGTTTGCGTCTTCTAAATTTGAAACTATGTAATCTAAAGTTACAATATTACCATCTGCTAATTTCTTACCTAGTATATCATCTCCAAAGTAAACTTCAAATTTACCTGTATCTGTTTCTGATAAAAAATATGCCTTTGATGTATTGTTTAAACTTTTTAATCCTGTTGCTAATGTGTAAACACTTTGTGTTGTATCACTAATAGAAGTTTGTACAGTTACTTTTAAAGTAGATGTATCAGCATTTATATTAGGAATTACAAACCTTTGGTCAACATCTGTACTGTCAACTGTATATTTAAAGTTTACTAAAGTACCTTCATATAAAGTTACATTTGAAAATTTGTAAACACCATCAGCAGGTGACATTGCTATATCTTCATTAGTTACAAAATTATATTCTGTATTATCTACTGTTGCTGAAAATGTTGTTCCTTTATCCATAGTAACTGAAGAACCGTTAGCATTGTTTAATGTTATGTCAACAACAGCAGTAGGTGATTTTGCTGAAGAAGGAGTATATCCTAACATCTTTGCTAATGACACTACATTTTTTCTAACATCAGCAGAGTCAAGGTACATTTCGTTTGCAACCATATTAGCATTGAAACCTAAGTAGTGTGTATTGTATGCTAGTGTGTCTAGTAGTACAGAAAATCCTGAACCTTCAAAATTGTAATCTGAAAACTCTGGTTGATCTTGTAAGAATGCTTTTAAATTTGATTTGATTGTGTCAAAATCTAAATCTGATACTATAAATTTATTACTTGCCATATTATCTTAATCTTTCTAAAAATGTTTCTACTTCTACTGGTGAATTTGATCCAACTACATAAAATATAATTCTTAATGAGTAACTGTTTCTATCTAAATCAGGATTTGCTAAAACTTGTTGTAAACTAATTCTTGGTTCAAAATTGTTTAACACTTCAGCAACTTTTCTTTGTAAGTTAAGAGCAGTTAAAGGTGTCATTGGTTCAAACAACATTGCTCTTACATCACTTCCTATTTCAGGATGAAAAGGTCTCTCATAATGATTTGTGTTAATTAAATTTCTAACACTTCTTTTAACTGCCTCTACATCTGTTAATCTATTAACATCATTTGTAATAGGATTACGACCAAAGTTTAAATCTAAATCTTTATAGATTCTGTTTGCTCTTTTAGAGTTGTTGGTTGTGCTAGCATCGTAGTTTGACATATCTCTTATATTTATACTCTAACCCGAGAAAACATTAGAAGAACCTTTAGTCATTGCCCCAGCGTCTGTACTATCTCCAATTCTTGCAACTGATAGTCCACATACTCTAACTGTTGTACTACCAACATTAACATTTGCCACGTGAGGCGCACAAGGTGGTAATGGTGGAAAAGGATGTGATACAGTTGGATCAGTAACCCTTGCAATTAAGATACTATTTGCCCGAACTGTTGATTGTCCAGGTGTATCAAGTATAGTTGTTCCAGTACATATATGTCCTGTACTTAATTGATCCCCTTTTCTACTAACTGCTGGCATTATGCACTTCTTCTACTTGCTTGTAATTTCGCTTTTGCGGCTGCTCTTCGTTTTTCTGTTATTATTGATTGTCTAACTTTTCTTCCCATAGGTATTTTTACTGTTGTTTCAATTTTTTCACCTTTTTTAGTGATAAACTCAACTCCAATAAACTCGTTTTTAAAATCACCTTGAACTGACATAACTGCCTTCTTCAAACTCATTTTTTCAACTTCTTTTTCGTCACCTTGTTCATTCCAAAACTTAAATATTCTCATTTTTGCCATTTTATATCTCCATTATTAAATATTATCGTATTTTACAGTATCTTCCCAAGAATTATCATCATTTTCGCAACGACAATGTGTACAACAAACAGTTTTTTGTGGTTCTCCATAATCTTGTAAACATTTTTTGCCACAATGCGATTCGTGTCCGCAATTTAGACAAAATTTTTGTGATTTTACCATAATACTATTTATATTAGAATTTACAACGAGATTTCAGTTGCATTTTTTCAATTTGTACAATTCCGTCAAGTGATTCGCTCATTGATTCAGTAGAAATATCAAAATCAGGCGAATATTTGCAATTTTCAACAGTTTTTGTACAATTTACGAGAACAAAAAGAGAACATAGTAAAAAAAGTGTAATTATTTTCATATTTTGGGATTATTTACTTGACTTTAGGGTCTTTTTCCTATATTATAGTATGTATATGATAAACAAAAACACAAAAACAAATAATTTGACAATAGTAAGAAATGTTGCTTATAGTCAAATCAAAAAAATGAAGAAAAACATCAAAGAGATCGTTGAAGTTGATAACGAACTTTTAAATTCAATTGATATTAATATGAAAAATGCTATCAATAAGATTATTTATGATTATAACTTCAAAAAAATAAACCAATAAGGAAAAAAACACTATGAAAAAACTAATAGAATATTTAACTATCGCATTATCAATCGGAGGTACTATGTTTAGTAGGTGCTGTAGGTGCAATTGACGGTGGTTACAACGGAATACCAATGAACGATAATTGGGGTGCTTGTTTTGTATTAGCAGGGTTAGGAATAACTATGTTTATATTAGCATTATACTCACAAGAATTATATAAGGAGACAAAATAATGACACCAGAAAAATATAACGAGTTAAGAGTACAAGAACAAGAAGGTCAAATTATGGCTGATGAAACTGTTAAGTCTATTCAATTAAGAAAAGACATAATGAAGTTAGCATTAGCTGAAAGTGCTACTGATTGTACTATCATGTGTGGTACATTATTTGCTAAGTTTAATGTTTCAATACATGAACAAATGGCAAATAACTTGAAGAAGACTTTACAGACTTTCTTTGATAATAGAAAGAAAAATGATTGTCATGTTCAAATGTCAGGTACATTACCTGATAATGAATACGCTTATGACTTTATGCCAATTGTAGATTTTAGACATGAAGGTATAGGAATATAATGTTTAGACTTTGGTTATTTTTTGTTATACTACAATTACTATTAAGTGTTGGTGTTGTATTTGCTGAAGAACATGACGTTTGTAAACATGAAAAGAAATATAGTCAGATATGGTACGTCAACGGTTGTGATGGTGAAACATTAGTAATCAAAAAAGTATCAGGTAAGAATACACCTTGGAAAGGTTATAAAAATGGTACTTCATCTGAAATACCTTGGGATGCAAATCCTGATTATGATATATTAACAAAATATCTAAAAAAATATATTAACGAACCAGTAAAAGAAAAACACAAAATAGTTATAAAGAAATCAAAAAATTATAAAGAGTTTACTTTTAATCTTACAGAAGATAAAAAAGTTACAAAAGCATTTCAAAAATCTGCTCTATTAAGTTACCTTATGTATGTTGACGGTGAAATAGTAATAGATCAAATTACACCTAAAGATAGATTTGGTAAAATATTTAAAAACAATACTTTGTATGTTTCAAACTCTATGGGTAAATCAATTATGTCATATGTTTATGGCCATGCTGTATGTAGAGGACATGTTAATGGTATATACGAAACTATGGATTGGGATGTATTAGAAAATACTTTATTTGAAAATCAACCTATAATTAACGTACTTAACATGGCGTCAGGTGCTCACAAATATGTTAAAAGTGGTAGTTTTAAAAATTCAAAAAGATGGGCTAATAGATGGTCAGTAAATAGTATTGTAAAAAAAGAATTAAAAGATACAACACCTGGCAAAAACAAATATCACTATGCAAATTTAAATACAAACGTTTTTGCTAGTTATGTTATGGCTACAATGGGTAAAAAAGAATACAAAAAAATGTTAAACGATATATTTCAAAACAAGATCGGTATTGAATATAATGTTGTTATGAAACAACCTAGTCAATCTAAAAAATCTGATTTGTCTATGACTTATGGAATGCACTTAACTAGATATGATTATATGAGAATTGCTGTTGCAATGTTAGATGATTGGAATAACAATACTTGTGAAGGTCAGTATTTAAAATCTTTACATGAAAATAGAATTAAAAAAGGTAAAACTAATAATGCAAATACAACGGACGCATTTTCACACCCTAAACATTATGGTGGTCAATTTCATATGGGTATACGTGGTAAGAGAGATAAACCAATATTCATCATGGATGGTTTTGCTGGTCAAACAATTACAATTGATTTTGAAAACAATAAGATTGTCAGCACAATGGCAATACATAGAGATTACAATTGGTCAAAATTAGTTAAACCCTACTTCTAATCTTTATACTTTTAAAACCCTATGAGCAAACCATTTTAGAAATCTTTTTACATGTTGATTAATATATCTATTAAAAAAGAATCGAATAAATCTTACAACAATTAATATTGGACTAGATAAGACATCAAACGCAATAAGTCCAACATCAACAAACAAATCTATCCAATGATCTACGGAAGACCACTCTTTAAATTTTTGCCATTTGTTTTTTGTCCATTTAATCATTATTATATTATAGGTGCAGCTATCAACGTGAGTAGCACAAACAATATTATTATGCAACCTGTAAAGTAGTAATTCATATCTACCTCGTTTTTAATAAGTGTTTTAATTTTTCGTACCAATATATCCCACCATCTCGTAGTTTATCATTGGCGTCCCTTAATACCTCAAGCTTCTTTACTAATTCTTTTAATTGTTTTTTATCTAACGTCTTTTTACGTTCTACAATCTTCTCTAATTTACTTATAACATTGTCAATCTTTATACACGTGAAAGGAGGTACTTTAGGTGCCTTCTTTTTTAGAGAGGATATAGTTATATTCTTAGGCTTTTTAGCCATACTATTCTCCTTGTTACAATGTTCGGTAATTAATATAAGATTATGTTAGTAATATTTATAATAAATAGGCATATGAATGATGAAATAAAGAATGCTATTGATGTGTGTAAAAAAGCACAGCGTAATTATGATTTAAATAAAATGATTTCAGAAAAAGATTTAGAAACTCTTATCTACGTTGCAACTAACTCACCATCAAAACAAAATGAAACACACTTTAGTTTAAGAGTATATACTAATCCTAATATTATAAGAAAAATATATAACCGAACAAAGTTATTTACTTTTCAAACTAATACTCAAACAGATAAAATATTTACAGATACTAAAAAGAAGTTTGTAACCGATCATAGATATGCTGTAACAAATTCTCAAATACTAGCACCTGTTGTTTTTGTGTATTGTGATGAAACTAAAAATATAAGAAGTGGTACACACATTGTTGCTACACAACCAAAGGCAACTAAAATAGCAATAGATACTTTAGAAGAACAAAAGAATACATCAATAGGTATATCATCTGGTCAATTAGTTATGGCTGCAGCCTTACTAGGATATAAAACTGGTTACTGTAGTGCTTTTGAAAGAGATGTAAAAGGCGACAATGTACAAAAACTATTAAAACTAGAATCAGAACCTAAACTACTTGTAGGTGTAGGATACCCTAATGATAATATGGATAGATTAGAACATCCTGAAGTATTTAATAAAGATATAAGTATAAAAGAAGGCAAACATGGTGATGAAAATAAAAGATGGACCTTTCCATCTATGCTAAATGAAGACCTATATAAAACATATCATTATGGGTTTGAAAAAATTGACGTATATATAAATGACAAAAAAAACAAAAGATAAATCACATTTAACAAAGGGTGGACCAGGCGACAAATACCTAGGTGATGGTAAGGTAGATACTAGTCAATGGTTTACTCACCCTCATATGTTGCCTTGGAAAGGTAATGAGTTTGAAAACAAAGTTAAAGATCAAAAGTTATTTTTCTGTACAGCGCCTTTTCAAATGTTATATACTAATACTAGAGGTAGATATGCACCATGCTCATGGGCAGAATTAGGTAATGAACATCTTGCACCTAGAATACAAGATGTTAACTTCAAAGACTGGTTTGAAAATAATGAAAACTTAAACAAGTTAAGAGCTGAAATGTTAGATGAAAATTCTGATTTAAAAATGGCAAATCAATGGTGTGCCCAATGTATAAAACAAGAAAAACAATATGGTAGATCAAGGCGACAAGCTGCTCTTAAAATACAAACTAACGATCAACTTATATGGCCTGAATTAAAAAAATCTATAAGAAGATACCAACAAGATATGAAAGGTCATATTAAAGATAGATGTTTTGAAGTACAGATAAAAGTATATGGTAATAAATGTAACCTTGATTGTTTCATGTGTCATCCTTTTGACTCTACAAAAAGAATAGAAACAATGCAACATAAAGCTTTAGATGGTCAAACTATATTTTCACCACACGTACAAAAATATGCTAGATCAGGCAAAACGTTTGATTTAGATAATGACAGTTTAGATAAAATATCAGAGCAGATAGTAGATATAGCACCTTACATATATGCAATGAAACTAATAGGTGGTGAACCATTAGTTATGAAACCATATTACAAGTTGCTTGAAAAACTAGTAGAGAAAGCACCAGATGATTGTCAGAAAATGCTTTTAAAGTTCCAGACAAATATGCAAACTATGAATATGGATAAAATGAAAGTTACAGATTTTATTCCTAAGTTTGGTTTATTTGAATTTACTGTATCGCTTGATAGTGTAGGAATGGCAAATAATTATATTAGAAGAAGATCAAATTGGGATGAGATTGTTAATAATATTAAAACAGTTAGAAAATATCCCAATGTAAAAATAAATATTAATGGTGCAATATCATTTTTGAGTGTGCTTAGATTTTATCAGTTACCTGAATGGTATGATAAGAATATAGATATATTTGAAACAAAGGAAAGAGGCTCTATGATAAACTGGTCTAACATAAGAGCGCCTGCTAAATTAGCTGCAAACGTATTACCTGATAAACTCAAACAAGAACTGATACCTAAATATGAAAAGTGGCCAGATATACAACAAGTACTACGTGAAGACAATAATGGTTTAGACTATAAAGAAACTATTAATTATTTGTTGACTATAGATAAACGTTATAAAGGAACTAAATGGGAGTACAACTTATTTGATGTATTTCCTGAACTAAAGGAGTATTACTAGCTTGACTTTGTGTTAAGATTGTGTTACAATATAAAGATGAAAATTATACTTATATCTTTAATACTGTTTTTAACAGCATGTTCAACTACAAATAAGCCTATTAAAGAACATAGACTTATTGTAAGTGCTATAAAACAAGTTATATCTCCTGGTTTTGGTTGGGGTAAATGATGGATCCTAAAGATATAAAAATAAAACCTAGATGTTTAACCTTTCAACCTAAAAGTTATCATAAACCAGCAGCCTATACCTCTGATGGTTATATGTTACCTTGTTGTTGGTTAGATGATCCTAAAAACGATCATGGTGTATCGGAAGTATTTCATTTAAAAGATGAACACCTTGCACTAAAAAATGTTAACAGTTTAGAAGAAATATATGGATCTAAAGAGTGGGAACACTTCTTTGATTCACTAATAAATAATCCGAGTTGTGCTTTAAAACAATGCCAATACAAGTGTGGTAATTTAGAAAAAGATACTTATAAAAAATGAGCCATTTAACAGACTTCTATATTCAAAATCAAAAACTATCCTCACCTAATATGGATTTATCACATAGATGTATATTACGTTGCCCACAATGTTTACGACAAAAGGTAGAAGGTCTACCTAGAATAGCAAGATCATTTGATATAGGTAAAGCAGAATTTAGAAAAGTATTAAACTATTATGAAAATCAGATAACCTTTTGTGGTCAAATATCAGACCCAATATATCATCCTGACTTTCTTGCATTTTTAGAAATGATGGACGGTTTAGGTAAAGGTTTAAGAGTTGCAACTAATGGTACTAATACAAAAGGCATGGATGAGAAGTGGTGGGAAAAAGCATATAGTTATGGTCTAGGAGAAAATTGTTGGTACTTTGGTGTTGATGGTTTAGATGAGAAATCAGAATTGTATCGTATAGGTTCTAATTTTAAACAAGTATGGGAAACTATGAAAATGGGAGTACAGGCAGGTCACCCTATAGTGTGGCAATATATAATATTTGGATACAATGAACATGAAATAGAACAAGCAAAAGAGATTGCACATAAAGAAGGCATAACATTATTATTAGTAAAAACAAATAGAGGTTTTGATCCTAGAAGTAGAACATTAAGAAAAAACGTACAGAAACAATACGAAAACTTTGCTGTACCTAGTGACAAGAATAGAGTTAAAAAAATAAAGAGTGAAGAATACTTTAACGTAACGCCAGAACTAAAACGTTGGAGACAAGTTAGACAAGGAGTGTTGAAATGAAATTAACATATGGCAATCAAACAATAGATTTTTGGAATATAAAAGCAGATATAATGAAATCACCACACAAAGAAATAGCATTAAAAGATGTTGACTTTGATGATGACTTCTTACCTAAACAAGTTGTAGTATCATTATCAGGTGGTTGTGATTCCTCATCAGCAACATACTTAACATTAAAACACTTCCCACAGATAGAGATATTTCCTTTTATGTGTAATGATGTAAACGCACCTAAAGACGCTGGTGCAGCTGAAGAAATAGTTAAGTTATTACAAAAAAAGTTTCCTAATGGTAAGTTAAATGACATAACAATCAAAGACTTTAACGATAGAGAAGTAGGTGGTTGGTGGCCTAAAGCAAGAGATATGATGTTAGTAAATCAAAAGTTATATGGTAACATGTCTGTAACTGCTGTTGCAAAGATTTTACAATTAGATAAACTAATACCTGAATTTATGAAAGAGTTTAAAGGACCTATAAGACTTGATGGTATGACAGCAAACCCACCTGTACAAATACGTGAAGCATTTGGTAGATACGCTAAAGAAAGATTTACTGATATTAATTTTAGTCAAAAAGATTTAGAAAGAATACAAGGTGAAACTAGACGTGATAGTCCAGGTAAACCTAATATAACATATAACGTATATCAACCTTATATAAATGTAAATAAAAGATTTGTTGCTGGTGTATTTAAAGAAGAAGGTCTTATGAAAGACTTATTCCCTATAACTAGAAGTTGTGTAGGTTCTGGTAAACAAACTAAAGACTTTACTGCGTGGTGTTGGCAATGTTTTTGGTGTTATGAAAAAGCGTGGGCGTTTAATCTACCTCATACCCATATGGCTTAAAATGAGTATCGTATAAAGCAGTAAACTTTGCTTTATATTCTATTGTATTATCAAAATACGTTAAGTACTTTATCTTACTAGGTTTAAAAGGATTTGTATAAGTTAATCTAATATCTTGTGGTAAAAACATACCTGCTAAAGTAGATTGACCACAATCCTCTAACCATAGATTACGTACATTTAATTTATCTTTGTAATAACTAATTACATGTTCATTAAAAAATCTTACATAATATAAAAACTTTTCAAAGTGAGCATCCGTAAATTTAAACTTAATGTTGAAATTTTGTATTGTTGCTTTTAGTATATCGTCATGTGTATTATGTATAAAATGCCAAGGATGTATTTCTCTATTTTCTTTACCAAACTTGGTTAACTCATCTCTAATAATATTATGAAACGTAAAAGATACAAAGTGTTTCCATATGTTCTTACGTCTTAATAAAACAACCGTATAACCTAAATAGAAGTCTTTAAACCAATCAAATAGATAAGTGTAATGAGGTTTACTAGGCATTGATATATGTTGACTCATATCATGGCCATGAAAGATACTAAACATATCTAAACCAAAGTTATCTCTCATATCTTCAAATAACTTTATTTTCTGTAGTAAAGGTTGTCTATAGTCTTCGTTATGAAAAAACTCCGTACTATTATTTTCAGGTCCTACAATACCTCGTTTAAGATATGCTTGTTTTATATAATGACCTACGTAATGGGAACCAGCACGTGGCATAGAGATTAATACAGGTAAATCTGCTTTTTCATATTTCATATAGTTTCCGCACAAGTTAACATTAAAGTATTCGCACAGTAAAGCGAAAAAATTTTAAAGGATATCAAACGTTCCTAGTACCATACAAACTACAACATAGCCTATATAACCTAATAACAAGTAACCTAGTAACTTCTCCCATATACTAAACACTAAACGATTCCCCACAGCCACAACTGCTTTTACTATTAGGATTAGTTATCTTAAATTCGCTACTAAATTCTTCCTCTACCCAATCAAGTGTAGTACCTAATAAGTAAATCTCTAACTCTAAACTAGCAATGAGAATATCACCTAATAGACAATCAGTATCTTCTCTTGTATCAGTAGTAGACCATTTNTATTCAAAGCCTGCACACCCTCCACCTTTAATGTCTAATCTCACATAACGAGTGCCTGCCTTATTTGCTATGTAAGTTAATCGTTTGATTGCGTTGTCTGTTAGCTCTAGCATGGTTCTTTCGGTTTCAACATGACTATGTATAAGTCTATGTATCCTTAAAACTCCTTCTCTATACTTATTGTTGCTTTATCTACGTCTTCTATGTGTGCCGACAGTTTGACACAGCCACTTAATAGAACGAAAATTAGCACGCAAAAAATTCCTATATTATAAACCATAAAATACCGCTTCGTTATATCTGTATGTTACTTACTACTTTTATAGATTAGAAAGCCCAGCCAGTTTTAGTTGTGGTCTATTGGTGAGCCATACGTATGGTACTCATTCTGAGCGCTACGTGTGGTTGTACTTTGTGATGTTTCTAATATCTTACCAGCAACTAGTTTATACGTACCACCTACTCTTACATTCATATTGTTATTAGCAAACATATTAATATCACCATCTAAAGCGGCCATATTAATATTACCTTTATCTACTTGTATATTCACGTTAGCGTTAGGCCCTACCTGTATGTCGTAATTGTTATTAGCAGCACCATCAGCGTTTATTATTATCTTATGGCGACCACCGATTGTTAGGTCAGAGGACCCTTTGATATAGACCTTATTGTCTTTCTCGGTTATCGTATGAGTTGAATCTTTGTTTACTTCGTTCTTTGTTCCTTCGGCCGTGATTTCTGTTTCTGTCCCACTATGATGGTATAATAGAATACGCTCTTTGTTAGGCGTGTCGTCAAACTCTAATAGGTGGCCTGATTCGCTCTCATATACATGGCCGTA